ACAAATGGAATTTGCTGAAGGTAAAGGTTTACCTGTAAAAATAGTAGGAGAAAAACTAGCAAATAGTAATAACTATGGCCGTTATACAATGAGTGATCTTCCAGGCAATTACCCAGAACCTGATTTTGAAGATTTATCACTTGTAATGCGCGATGCTTTTGAAAATTATTCTAATCATAAAAAACGAGCTTTAAAAGAATCTAAATTAATTCATAAAAATTTTAATTGGGATCGTATAGCTGATATTGGTAATAATACTTTACGAAATTTTTTAGAAAATCATGTATCTGTAACTTCTCAACCTAATGATATTATTATAACATATACTGATGGTCCTAAAGTTGAAATTAATGGAGATAATGTAGAAGATTACTTTATAGAATTTATAAATAGCGAAACTAATGAAGTAATCCATAGTACTACTATGACTAATAATATGTGGACTTCATGTAGTAGAAAATACTATATTCCTTGGGTTATAAAAATTAATGGAAAAATAGTAGATAAATTAGATTTAACAAATGAGCATGTTGTTATTGGATTAGAATCAAGTTCTATAGGTGATACTATAGCATGGACTCCATATGTAGTAGAATTTGCTAAAAAACATAATTGCAAAATTAGTTTATCTACTTTTTATAATTCATGGTTTAAAAACCTCCCAGCTTATAAAGATATTGAGTTTATAGAACCAGGAACACAATTACCTTGTAAAACTATTTACAAAATAGGTTGGTTTAGAGATGAAAAAGAATTTTTTAATAATAAAGATGCTCACCCAAACCAAGTTAATTTAAACCCATTACAACAAACAGCTACTGATATTTTAGGTTTAGAATTTAAAGAATTAAATTATGGATTAGATTTTCCAAAAAAAGATAAGTTAATTAAGGGTAAATATATAGTTATAGGACCTGAATCAACAGCTGCTTGTAAAGAATGGCCTCGAGGAAATTGGGAAATTTTAATTAAATTATTAAATCAAATGGGGTATCAAGTAGTAGTTTTAAGTAAAAATGAACTTTCCTATCCTCAAGCAATTAGATATTGGAATCAATCTTTCGATATAATAGCTAATATTTTACACCATGCAAATTTATTTATAGGTTTAAGCTCAGGATTAGCTTGGTTTAATTGGGCTTTAGGTAAAAAAACTTTAATGATAAATAATTTTACTTCTAAAGAACATGAATTTCAAACTAAAGTAACTAGGGTTCGTAATGAATCTGTATGTAATTCTTGTTGGGTAAACCCAAATTTTAGTTTTGATGCTGGTGATTGGAATTGGTGCCCTATATGGAAAGGAACTGATAAACAACATATATGTCAAAAATCTATAACCCCTATCCAAGTATTTAATCAAATAAAACAACAAATAAATTTCAAATAACCCTTATAATATTTATCACCATGGAAAAAATGTTTTTAACAAAAGAAGAGATAAAAACAATAACTGATTTACAAACAAAAGAAGAAAAGTTTATATCTCAACTCGGTACTTTAGAATATCAATTACAAATTTTGCTTAAACAAAAGAAGGAATTAAAGGATTCAATTGATCCCCTTCAAGTGGAAAAAGAAAAATTAGCTAAATCTTTACAAGATAAATACGGTGAAGGTTCTATTGATACTAGTACAGGAGAATTTATAAAACAAAGTTAATTTTTAATATTTTTTCCAATATTTATAATCAAAATATTAATCTCCTAGGCAATGGCAGAAATTTTAGTATCCCCTGGCGTATTAGCAAATGAAAACGACCAGTCTTTCGTAACCCAACAACCCGTAACATTAGGTGCGGCACTTATAGGTCCAACAGTTAAAGGTCCCGTTGAAGATCCTGTACTTGTAACTACCTTTAGTGACTACTCTAGTCGTTTTGGTACTTCACTACAAAGTGGTAGTGGAACTTATACTCCTTTAACTACTTTAGCAGCTCAAAATTATTTTGCTAATGGAGGTACTTCACTTACAGTAGCAAGAGCAGTACCAAGTGCTTCACTTTGGACTTTTGCTACAGCTTCTGTTGGAACTTACATATCTCATAGTTTTAATGATGGTTCAGTATTAACTTCTAGTGTAGTTAACCCAGGAGAAACAGGGTTTGGAAGCATAACATATTATACAGCCTCAGTAACTATTGAGTCTTTAGATAAAGGTATAGAATTTAATAATTCCGGATCTTTATTAGCTAATGATGCTTTATCCACAGGGTCAGTAGACAATATTAGATGGGAAGTAGCTACTAATAATACATCTTCAGGTTTATTTTCTCTAGTAATTAGAAGAGGTGATGATACTGATGTTAATAAAGTAGTATTAGAAACTTTCCCTAATCTTTCTTTAGATGAAACTCAACCGAATTACATTTCTGCAGTAATAGGTGACCAAACACGAAATTACAACGCAACAGAAAACTACATTGAAATTTCAGGGTCACATCCTAACAATTCAAGGTATATTAGAATTAAAACAGTAAATAGACCTACTTATAATTTCCTTGATAATGCTGGAAATGCTCGCCCACAATTCACTCAATCAATCCCTTCTTTAAGATCAGGCTCTTATGCAGGTGCATTTGCTGGAGGTGTAGGTAGTAATTTCCAAAACCAAGGAATTGCTGCTGTTGGAGCCACTAATTATTATAATGCAATTAATGCTTCGAACACTCAAGGCTTAGTAGGAAAAGATTATGATAATATGATTAGTTTATTAGCTAATCAAGACGATTTTAGTTTCAACGCTATAGCAACCCCAGGTATTTATTACGATGATTACTCATCTCAAGTAACTACTCTTATTAATAATACTCAAGTAAGAGGAGATAATCTTTTTATACTAGATTTAGTAGCTTGGGGTTCAACTATTACTAATACAGTAACTCAAGCAGCTAATTTAAATACTTCTTATGCTGCAACTTATTGGCCATGGGTACGAATTAGAGATGCTTTTGCTAATAAAAATGTATGGGTACCAGCATCAACTATGATACCGGGAGTTTACGCATATAACGACAGTGTAAGCGAGCCATGGTTTGCTCCAGCGGGTATCAACAGAGGAGGATTAGCCACGGTAATTACCGCGGAAAGAAAAGTATCTTCAACTAATAGAGATACCTTATATGAAGGAAATATTAATCCAATTGCTACATTCCCTGGAACAGGAGTTGTAGTATATGGTCAGAAAACGTTACAAAGAAGAGCATCTGCTCTTGATCGCGTAAATGTTCGTAGATTATTAATAGCACTTAAATCATACATTTCTCAAATAGCATTAGGTTTAGTATTTGATCAAAATACTATTGCTACAAGAAACAATTTCTTAGCAGCAGTTAACCCATATTTGGAATCAGTACAACAGAGACAAGGTTTATACGCGTTTAAAGTTGTAATGGATTCTAGTAACAACACTCCAGATGTAATTGATAGAAACCAATTAATTGGTCAAATTTACTTACAACCAACTAAGACAGCTGAATTTATTTACTTAGATTTCAACATCTTGCCTACAGGAGCTACGTTCCCAAGTTAAAAAACTAATTATTTGAATATTTATAATAAATAAACAACACAGCAATGCCAGTAATTGATCCAAACGAAATTTTCTTCACAGCCTTCGAACCGAAACAGGCTAATAGGTTTATCCTATATGTTGATGGTATCCCAAGCTTTATGATTAAAGGCCTATCAGGTCTTGGATTTCAGCAGAACGAAATAACAATGAACCATATTAATGTTTACCGTAAGATTAAAGGTAGATTAGTTTGGAATGATGTTGATATGACTTTATTTGACCCAATTACTCCTTCAGGTGCTCAAGCAACTATGGAGTGGTTACGTCTACACCACGAATCAGTAACAGGTAGAGATGGATATAGTGATTTCTATAAAAAAGACTTAACTGTAGATGTTTTAGGACCTGTAGGTGATATCGTATCAGAATGGATTATTAAGGGAGCCTTTATTAAAAGTGCTAACTTTGCAGATTTAAACTGGGATGAAGGTGAAACAGTACAAGAAATAACCATGTCAATTGGTATGGATTATTGTGTATTGAACTTCTAAAATAAATTTAAATATTTTTAAAGAAAGCTTGGCTATGCCGAGCTTTTTTTTTACATTGATATATTATAATAATATAGATGATGTCTTATACCATAGAAATAATTGCTGCAATCGATATGTTGATTGTTATTTTATTTGCTGTTTTTCTTAAAATGGCTAGGGATACTAAAAATCAAAATGAAACTTTAAAACGTGAATTAGAAGATTTTAAAAAAGACCATTTACATTCATTTACAACAATGTTAAATAAAATTGCTGAAAACGAAAAACAAATTTCTCAAAAAGAAAAAGATATTATTTTTCAAGTTAACTCACAAGCTAATGCCCGAATTAACCAATTAGAATCTAAAATTTATAAAGATTTTGATATGTACCGTCAA